GTCAACGGCAAGTATGCTACCCTGATACTCTGATCTACCTATAGTGTCCTCAGGGGCGTAGAAACGGTCTCCTGCAAGTCCTACGTTTGGTAGTTCTGGAAGTGGCTTAAAGATACCATAGACCAGTTTTTCTGGTGCTGTATCCTTATCACAGGAGTAGATCATTAGGTCACTTAGTTTAAGCGGATACTTGTTTGCGTCACTGAGGCTAGTATCCAACATAAATTGCAAAGCAAAGCCGCTTCTACCATAACTTAGTTCTCTTTCCAGTAAGTCAGTATCATCAAATCGTTTAGGGTCTGTAGGAAGCCCATACACGGCCTCTAGGTTTGTTTGTAGAGAATCATACAGCAGAGGTGCTAACCTGCCCCCATAAGCCTTCTCTGCGCGTTCTAGAGTAGGGTATCTAGCGGGCCAGACACGCATCTCGTAGCCACGTGCTAGTAGTGTATTATAAAGGGACATCTCGTTCTGTGGTGTACCAAGGTATATAATCTTACCTGAGGGCTTGAGAACAGCATCAAATTCTTTTACTGTTTCTCCAAGCTTCTCTCTCATCATATGTGTCATGGAGTTGTTAGGTACTTCCACATCGTCAGCAATGATAATGTCTGCACGGCTACCTGTAAGCTGTCCTGTAACACCTACAGACTTAACTGAGGGTGAACCTGAAGCTTTAGCAGGGGCTACGTCAAAGGCTATCTTAGACCACCTCTGACCGTCCTTAGCTACCAGATGCTGACATATAGGTAGCTCCATAATAATACGCTGAGTAAAAGTAGAGAAGTCATCTGCTCTTGCTTTACTAGCTGACACTACCATAAACTTTAGTTGTGGGTCTAGCAGTAGCTGGTGTACCACGTAAGCAGCAGTGATGTAAGACTTACCTACACCACGGAAAGCCTCAATGATACAGCGTTTAGGACTGTGCTGCAGGTAGTGTGCTATGTCATACTGGATAGGCGTAGGCTCAGGTAGTCCTAGATGTTGCCATACTAGGTATGTAAAGTTTCTAAAGTCTTTAAGTTGTTCTGGAACATCAGTCATCATGTACCACGTCTATATTGTGAGGATGTGTATCATCTGCCCTAGCCCATACAGCGTTGATAGGCGCACAGTTAAACTGAAAGGTAACATCAGGTATCTTATGACCTGCTACAGCACCCTCAATCTTAAAGCCGTGTGTAGGGGCTACAGTATCTGTACCAAAGCCTACCTCAATAGTATGTGCATCATAAGAGTTCTGTATCATCAGGTAAGTACGTTGGACGTTAGTATCCAGTATCTTAGTCCAGTTACCCCCTGTCAGTGTCTTTAGCTCTACCTTGAGGGTAGCATTAGGACCCTCTCTCATTGCAGTTGCTCCCCTACATCAAATGGCAAGTCCTGTAGCAAGTTAGCCATAGGACTTTCTGACATGATAACATCTAAGGATGCTCCATTGTCTTTAAGAAACTTAACAGCCACTGATAGTTCACTAGCTGTAGCTTCCCCACTGCGTACACGTAGTAGCAGTTGTTGGGTGACAGCCTCATGCAAGCTGTCTATCAGTTGTTTTTCTGTCATCACTTTTTCTTCTTATACTTGTCTGTTTTAGGAAAACCAGCCTTCATATTAGCGTAGGCTTTAGGACTGACAGTAGACTTACTCTTAGGTCTGCTAGTGCCAGCCTTCTTACGCTTGTTAATGTTTTCGTATAGGCTCATGCCTTACTCCTTCATCTTTGCTACTTTATGTACAAGCTCGCTAATTGCTTTAGCATCCTCAGGACGCTGTTTCATTCTACCTACAAGGTAAGTAATAAGCATAGGAATACCAAAGATAGCTATGCTAATAGCAATAACAATCTCAAAAGCATTAGCAAGTAGTTGGTCTAGGGCGACAAGCATGGCTTGCCAAGGATTTTGTACTTCGGCTATCTGTTCTACACTAAGACTTTTGTCTTCCTCAATCAGACTTGCTCCCACAAGCGCACCTGCTCCTGTTGCTCCAGCAATGATCGCAGGATTCGCAGTTA